TGTCACGCGCCTCATCAGTATCATCGCACAGATGCAAGCCGCCTTCGGAGTTGATGATATACAGGTTGTTGCGCTCCTCGTCTTGAGCGATAATAAAGTTGTCCACAAAGAAGTCCCCCGAACCGTAGGTGTCGATGCTCTCCCATCCTTGGTTGAGCATATTGTAGATCAGAACAGTGTTGTTGCCCTTGGCATCATTAGCACCAACAGAAGAATCCAGTGGTATCGCAATGTAGTAGCGGTTATTGAAATATGTCGCCACTGAATCCTGAGCTCGCGCCTTGTTGATTCTGTCAATATACGGCTGAATTTTCTCGCTAAGTGGACGCTCAACGCCACGAAGGTTGTATTCATCTTGGAACGCCAAGCCGTATACACCATTATCGGAAAGGAAAAAGATATTGTTACCTTGTGAAACAATGCTTTTGCGTGCCAAACACCCGACCTCGCGGGTAAGTTCTCGCACAGTTGTATCGCTCAACGAGCCTTGTGTTCCCTTAATCAAGTGCAAGCTGTTGCGGTTGAACACAACCATGTTGTCATCATAGAACGGGTGCATACCAACCAAGTAGTCAGCAGTCCCAGCCGTAATGCGGAACTGAGCCGAGATAGAATCAAACGTGTTTCCGTCCAGAATGTCGCTCGCACAAATCTCGTCACGAATTTGTTTGTCGGTGTATGTCGGGCTGGTTCCCGTGCCGCCTGGCGTGTAGTAGTATGGACACCACAACCTGCGCTGGAAGTAAACAGCCCAAGGCGGGGCTGGCATATGGAGAAAGCCGCCATTTACGCTGACATTGCCGCTGAACTCAATATCCTCGCTGGCTGAGCCAGTTCCGTAGGTAATGTCGGCGACAGGGGCGTAGAAATAAATATCGGTGGTAGTGGCTTCGACCACAGCGTATCTACCACCAACAAGCGGCTGTAGTTCAGTGACGTTGGTAAAATCAACCGTAATGTAATCGCCTGCCTTAATGGTGTTGTTGCCAGACACATTGAACCGAACCAAGTTTGCGCTGACTCCGTAGTGCGCCCCGGTGATGCGAAACGCCTGCGGCTGAGTGTATGTGCCAGCAGCCACCAACGAGAAGCCAGCAGATGTGGCCTTGCCAGTATAGGATGTGTAGGTTTCATCGCCGCCACCAGCAGCAATTACATATTGAAAATTGTTCTCATCAACAATCGTGGTGACTGTGTGCGTGCCGTTTGGATCGGTCGTGGCAAAAGTAATATCTTCCGTAGTCACGGTGTCACCAGCCGTAAATCCATGATCCTTCAGGGTGATCTCTACGATACCGCTTGCGCTGGTGTAGTCTGCTGCCTCTACGTTGCGACCATTGGGAATAAACTCCCATGCACGGCTTCCGTTTCTGAATAGGTAGACGCGGTCAAATGCCTGAATCAAATCAACGCTACCACTCAAAGAGCCGGTAGTAGGATATGGAATGCTCGTAATTGAGTAATCCGAAAGAGCAACCTTCTTGCAGTCACCGTTGGTAGCCAAGAATACGCTCTCCTCAGAATTGTTGGCTGGGTCGCTGAACACACAGCTCCCGTTGATCTGGCTTACCGCACCGCTGTCAATGGTCGTGGCAACAATGCCATACGTGCCATCAGGGGTCAGGCTCTCGTCCACACCAGTATGTGCAAACGTCAACGTATCCGCGTCAACGTAAGTCATCTCATAGGAACCAGCAACCACATCGTCAGTCCCTGCAAGCGGAACCGTGGCATTGTCTGGATCACCAAGCGTAATGTGACCGACAAACCCAGCATCAAGGTTATGCCCAGATGCCAAGTTGATCGTCACCACATTGCTCGACCGACTCGCCGTGCTAATGGCAATGGGTGTAGAAATAACCCCGAAGTTCACCTCAAGCGGAAGGTCGCTTGTGGACAACGCTCCGCTTTTTAAGGTAATGCCCCTGCGCGGTTGCCAATACCCGTCAATGCGACCATTCTGGCTCAGGACAACCTCACCAGGCTTTAACTGGTTGGGTTGCTCTCGCTGGTTAATCCCGATGAAACCAGTGTCTCCGTCAACAAGGGGCCGGTCGTCAAGACTACCGTATGAACGGTATTTTGACATCGGGCTTATTTGTAGGCAATAACCACACCGCTCGCCACGTGAATCGTGGTAAACTCACCAAACTAGGTGGTTCCAGCAAGGTGGGTAATACCCTCTAGGTTGGCGATGGTGCTGATCGGGCCGTTGTTTCCAGTAACCAAGTCGGTGAAAACAGCATCGTTCACAATCTGGATGACGCGCCACTTACCAGTGGTCGAACCTTCCGTTGATGTGAGTGCGTCTCCTCCCGCCTGGCCTTGAAGCTGATATGAGTCTCCTCTAGACATGGCAGACAATTAACACGCATCGCACCCTAATGTCAACCCGTCCACTAAGGATTAGAGATTCCACCCTTCATACCGGCCCCGTCCGTTGGGCGGGGAAGCCTCGTTAAGGCACTCCAGAAACCCGCTGTCCAACAAGGCCCACGCCCCGGCGTTCAAATCCAAGGCGCATTCACCGCACACAAAGTCGTGCAAATCGCAGTCGTATAGTGCCTCACGAAGAAAGAGCTTGTCGCGGCAACAGTCGCAGCGAACCACACTCCCCTTCTGCTCGGGCATCTTCATTATTAACTTCTACTCCGATTCCATCACAGCGTCAACCAGTTCACGGAACTTGTCGTCCCTCTCGTAAAGCTCCTTGGCCTTGCGTAAGCCATGCACAACCGTGCCATGACAATCACGGTGAACTATCTTCGCTATGTCGCACAGGCTCAACCAAGGCATCATCTCGTCCAAGCAAAGCATCAATGCCCACCTAGCCCTCACAACGCTAGGAGTCCTTCTGGGACTCTTAATAACATCCCAAGGAATACCAGTGTAACCACCGACCCTAGACTTCAGATTGTCTATCGTCCTCGCAGCACTCCCGCCGAGACTCCCTACGCTCCCTGCGCCTTGCGCTTCGCTTGATCCTGCTGGCCTTGCCAGCCCTGTATCTATGGTATTTACGTGCATAAAAGCAATCTTGTTCGTCTGCGTTCCTCGCTGGTCGCTTCATGTAGCCGTATTGTGCTACAAACAGCTATGAGCAGCAAACCCTACGGGTTGCTGTCTGATCGGTTCTGCTTAATGAATGCCACCCAATGCGTATTCATGCGCTTCCCCGATTGGTGGCCAAAGAGCGGTTTCTCTGGTGTGAGTTCCAAGATGTCCTTCAACGGGAATTGAACACTCGACCACTTGAAAATGAACGTGCCGCCAGGTTTCAGCACTCGGAAGCACTCAGCAAACCCGCCCCTCAGCATTTCCCGCCAATCTCCGTTCAGACACCCATACCGCTTCGTGATATTCCCTCTAGGTTCCTTGCGTTGAACGTGAGGCGGGTCCATCACAACCAGATTGAACGAATCATCCGGGAACGGAATGGCGGTGAACTCCGCCACAATGTCAGGGTCGATTACAACCGTCTGATTCCGTGTTGGCAGTATCTCAGTAACCGTCTCTCTCCTGCGGTCTAGGTAGATTGCCCGTGGGTCTTTCCTGTCGAACCACATAGCCCGACTTCCACAGCAAACATCCAAAACCATTTGGTCATCACTTGGCACAATATATGATGCGCAATCGTCTTTGTTCTTCATTTTGATTAGCAATTTTATTTGTTCTTCAAATTGCCCGCCATGTGATTAACAACGGCAGAACAATTCACGGCAGGGCAACGGCTACGCCGTGCCTGCGCTATCATCTCTTGCGCTCCTCCTTCTCGGCTCGCACACGTATCTCGTATGCAGCACACAACGTCTTATACGCCTCGCTAAGATCACGAGCCTTGGCAGGCATCGTCCTAGCACACGCCCTAATCTCCTCCAGCAACAATGCCGCCAATGCGTTCTCCTGGCTGTTCATAACTCGTCCTCCTCGCTAACCCAAGGAACCACAGTGTCCTCAATAGAATCACTCACATCAACCAAAACATCACAATCAAACTCACGCTCCCAAGGCAATGGATCAACATCCCTACCACACTCGTAAGCATCACCATTCACACGCTCATTACGATTCATCACCGCAACCTCACGCGCCTCAACCAACAAAATCTCCAAGGCCGCACGCCTAGCCTCACTAGACGCACACAACTCCTCAGCACTCGCAACCCGGCTCTCCAAGCCCTCAATGTAGGAACGAGAATACAACAACTCATCGTCTGGATTCATAACCCACTTCTATACCAACCACAGCAAGTGTCAACAACTATTTGGACTGCGGGGGAATCGAACCCCCATCCAGGTCAAACAACCTGTCGAAACCAAGAGCAGCCCTCACTTCAATATCCTAATACCCTCAACCAACCCACGCGCTATCACCCACACCGTCTCGTCATCCTCACATCCCATACCACTCCAACCACACACCAAGATACGATCATCATAAAAACCACGACACTCACCATATACACAACACCTCAATAACTGACTACCTCCCTCACAGTGATCCCAAAACTCAACCCGAACCACATCACCAATACGAGGCTTTCTCATGCCAGAATCATACCACACCTGCATAGCCCCCATTGCTCATTTTTTGAAGGGCTGGTTGACCGATAGTATTCAGCGCGGCCAGCGAGTTCTGATCCCCTCCCCCCCTTGTGCTTACAATGCCAAGCACAACTTGTTACAACGGCTCTAATGCTGAGTCGGGCAACCCATAACTCGTTGAGTATCAGTGCCTGGCTTTCCGGGCCGTGCTGGCCGTGCAATGCGCCTTGCCAGCCACTAGATCTAGCGTGTTCAACCGACCAGGCCGGCGTTCAATCGAACATCTACGCGGTCGCAAGATTTTTTCGCGGAATTAAACGGATTCCAGCGTGGTTTTATTTTGCTTGGCT